AAATAGACTGTTTTGGTAATGATTTAGGAAAATAATATATAAAATGGGCGGCTACGGTTCTTCTCGTTGGGGATGGTACACAGCTAAACAAACGGCTGAGGTAAGCAAGCGGTTATATATCAAGCCTTATACTAAGGTGATCCGTGACCTTGAAAAGCTGGAAAGTGGGCAGAGTGGTATAGTGACTCACAATCCAAGTTGGATCTACGACGAGCAGCCCAGCGGTAATATTGGCTTAAAGATAGAGGGCGGCGGGGAAGAGATTACAGCTTGGTTAACCTACCAGGTGACAGATAAGCAGAGCGGGGAAAAGACGGATTATCATTATTGCGTAGGATTACAATATACCTGGTTAGCCTGGGGTGATAAGCGTTGGTGGTGGACTTGCCCAAACTGTGGACGGCCTTGTGGTACTTTATATATGCCCCCTGGGGCCATGAAATTTGCTTGCCGATCTTGCCACAATTTAACTTATCGGAGCTGTCAAGAAAGTAATAAAACAAATTATTTAGCCCAGCTAATTACTCCTGAGATACTGTCAAAATTCCCTTACCTGACCCCTGCAGAAGTGGCTAATATACTGGATTATGATTTGAGCGGCAAGAAGATACCCAAAAGCATAGTCGCTAAATTGCGGGCATCTGCAAATATGCAATTTTTAGAGGAATTGGAAGAATGGGCCAACCGTGATCCCTACCCTGGTTATCTCACGGCGGCGGAGCTTTGCGATCAAAGCGGACTTACCCTGGATGATCTGGCAACCCTAGAAGCTGCCAGGCTGCTGTTGACCGATAGACCCAGCGGGCGGTATAGACCAAAGCTAAAAGGCTGGGCTTGTAAGCTGGCTTATCTCTTGCGGGAAGGCTGGACTATTGAAGAGCTGCGGAGCTGGGCAAAAGGACGCTGGCATACATCAAACCCCCGACAATGGCCACCAGACCGGGAAGATTGGCGAACTTCGCCATTTTTATAATTTATTGTGGAATAATTAACTAGACGAGTGATCTATACAGAAAGCGAGACAACAAGTGGCAGAAAATACGAATTTGAATAAGGCAAGTGTCGCAAAAAAAGATGAATTTTATACGCAAATGCCTGATATTGAGGCAGAAATGCGCCATTATAAAGACCAGTTTCGTGACAAGATAATTTTCTGCGATTGTGATGACCCGTACGAGAGCAATTTCTTCAAATATTTTGCGATGAATTTCAATTATTTGGGACTGAAAAAACTGATGGCAACCAGTTATACCGATTCGCCGGTGGCGGGTGAACAATTATCACTGCTTGACGTGAAGGGTCTGGATGCAAAAAGCAGCGATGCTAAACACCCATACAAAATCGAGATCAGCGAAGTCACAGATGAAAATGCAGACGGGGCTGTGGGTCTGGCTGATGTGGAATTTTTGCTCAAAAACAAAAAAAATGCACTGGCCTTGCTGGAGAGTAACGGGGATTTTCGCTCTGATGAATGTATTGAATTACTGAAAGAAGCGGATATCGTGGTAACCAACCCGCCATTTTCGCTGTTCCGGGAATATGTCGCGCAATTGGTGGAATATAAAAAGAATTTTATTATCATTGGTAATCAAAACGCAATAACCTACAAAGAAACCTTCCCGCTAATACGTGATAATAAAATATGGTTAGGTTACAAAAGTGGGGATATGGAATTTATTGTTCCGGATCATTATCAACCACGTGCTACGCGGTATAGAGAAGAAAACGGTATAAAATATCGTAGCATGGGTAATATCTGCTGGTATACAAATCTCGATATACAAAAACGACATGAAGGCTTAACTCTTTATAAGCACTACACGCCTGAAGAATATCCCCATTATGACAATTACGATGCAATAAATGTTGATAAGGTTGCCGAAATACCATACGACTATGAAGGGGCTATGGGCGTTCCGATCACATTCCTCGACAAACATAACCCCGGACAATTTGAGATTTTGGGAATTACATCGGGTAGAGATGAATTTGAGGCTATTCCAACAAAACGGTATATTAATCCAAAACAAATTAACAGTAACGGAACTATAACTAACGGAAGTAAAGCAAACACTCGGGCAACATTGCTTTTACCTTATATCCCAAATGATATTTATTACACCGCTGATAATGCAGATGGTCCATTTCAAATACTATATGCAAGGATAGTGATTAAGCGAAAAGGAACGGGACAATGAAAATCGAATTACACGAAATAAGCGTCCGTGAAGTGGCGGAAAAATACATTGATAACGCCGAAGAAGGCGTTGTTGGTTACAACGGCAAACTGAATATACGCCCGAAATATCAGCGTGAGTTTGTGTATGATGATAAGAAACGTAACGCCGTCATTGATACTATTCGCAAGGATTTTCCGCTCAATGTAATATATTGGGTAAAAAATGAGGATGGAACTTTTGAAGTTTTGGACGGACAGCAAAGGACGATCAGCTTTTGCCAGTATGTCGATAACGATTTCTCAATCGACAATCGAACTTTCCACAATCTGACCAATACGGAAAAAGAACAGATATTAAACTATAAATTGATGGTCTATTTTTGTGAGGGCAATGACAAGGAAAAATTAGATTGGTTCAAGATCATCAATATTGCTGGCGAAAAACTGACTGATCAGGAATTACGGAACGCAGTATATACCGGAACCTGGCTTACCAGCGCCAAATCAATTTTCAGCAAGACTAACTGCGCGGCCTATGGATTATCCAATAAATACGTGAAGGGCTCTCCGATTCGCCAGGAAATCCTCGAAACGGCTTTGAGCTGGATCGCCAATGGTGAAATTAAAAAATATATGTCCATTCATCAGCATGACCCGAATGCCAATGAGTTATGGATGTATTTCAAGAATGTCATTGAATGGGTGAGTTTGACCTTTCTAAATTACCGCAAGGAAATGAAGGGTATTAATTGGGGAAGCTTGTACGATAAATTCAAGGGTCAAATGTTTGACACGGAAAAATTGGAGCAGAAAATCCAGGCCCTGATGATGGACGATGATGTATCCAATAAAAAAGGGATTTATTCGTATGTATTAAATGGCAACGAAAAATCTTTAAATATCCGTGCCTTTTCTGAAAGCCAAAAAAGAGAGGCATATGAAAGACAAAAAGGTATTTGTCCGCATTGCGAGAAAAACGAACAGGGTAAACATTATAAATTGAAGGAAATGGAAGCAGACCATATTACCCCGTGGCATCTTGGTGGCAAAACAATAGCAGAAAACTGTCAGATGCTTTGCAAGAAACATAATAGGGAAAAATCGGGCATATAAATTTCACGAACTGCACAAAAAACATAAGCCGAGCAATAAGACCCCTGTTAATGACTTGGAGGTGTACATTACGGTACTCGCATCTATAGTATTATTTTCCGCTATTTTCCACGTTTTCACCTTTAAAATACCGCTTTAGAGCGATAACGCGTAGAAGACATGCGCAGAATACCCCGAATTTATCACCAGGTTGGCCGCCTTTTCTATTGTCCGCCATTGTCCAGTATTCAGAGGTTACTGAAAGTTGCTAATAATTACTTTTCAACCAATATACTGTGTGTACAGGCCGTGCCAGGCGAGTGATGTTGTAATAAATAGTTTTGATTACAGGCATATTGTAATAAATTATGATACAAAAACAAACTGCAGAATAAAGACGGTGAAGATAACTACACTTTTATCGAAACCATGAAACGACCATTTATAGACCATAATGACGCCATAATTCAAGTAAGTTTAAGTACGTTTAAGTACGTCTCAGCGCTTCATAAACTTCACAAACTTCACATCGGTAAGGATAAACTTGACGGAACTTTACACAAACAATAAAAAAGCGCAACCATGGATCTTTACACAACCGACACTATAAAAAGAGATGAAAACAAATGACATCTACCCGGCATCGGGACATTCTGAATGTGTCCCACGGGACAAAAGGCAGCCCTAGACAAATAATTGACGAGGCCTCATATAGCAAAGCCACAGAACACGTGGCTTCGTTGTGGGGTTGTGGATAGTTGCAGAATACCCTAAATTTATCACCAGGAAGCCCAATTTTATAAGTTTGTAATACAGATATATAAATTGACCTATGATATGAAATAATCGCAAAAACTCGTGTTTTTTTGAAGCTTTATTAAGCTATAATCTGTTAAACTAATCTATACATAGCTAAAGGGCGTAAACATGCAAATCATTGCTATAGCAAATTTTAAGGGCGGCGTAGGCAAGACCGCGACCGCTCACAACCTGGGCGCTGCCATGGCCAATCTTGGGCAGCGGGTGCTGTTGGTTGACGCAGATCCACAAAACAGCTTGACCCAAGCTGCAAAGCCTGGCGATTATAGCGAGGGCAGCCTTGCCAATGTTATAGGCGTTGCAACACCTGGCAAAGTGAAGATGCAAGACGTGATCATAAACATTGACGACAACCTTGATCTTGTCCCGGGTGATCTATCCCTATCAACAAGCGAGCTGGGACTTGTCTCACGGTTAGGGCGTGAAAGTGTATTAAAAAAAGCGATCAACACAGTAAAACAGAACTATGATCTATGCTTAATTGACTGTTCTCCGAGCCTGGGCTTGTTGAACGTTGCGGCACTTGTAGCAGCCGATGCGGTCTTAGTGCCAACTCAGCCCCAAATGGCCGACTTGCGAGGGCTGCGTTTATTCCTGGAAACTCTTGAGAATATAAAAGCTGAGCTTAATCCGGATCTGGAAAATCTGGGCGTATTAATCACGTTTTTTGATGGCAGGCTAAACCACCACCAGACCGCGCTTGAAGCTATCAAGACAACTGGCCTGCCGATGATCCCGGTCATAATTGGCCGGAGCGTGCGAGTTGCAGAAGCGGCCGCAGAAGGGCAAGCGGTCGTCAACTATCAGCCGACAAATCCCCAGGCTGAGAATTACAAAGAACTAGCGGAGGTAATTAATAAATGGCTAAAGTAAACAAAGATCAAGCAAACCGAATGGCCAGCGATCTTACAAATCCGCTTGCAAAAACAGAGACAAAAAGACCACAAAAAAAAGACAATACACCAATGGGGGTTTACTTGCCAGCAGCAGAGCGCAAGCGACTTGAAGAGATTGCTAAAGAGTTGAACCAATCAAGACATGCGGTTTTACAACATGCGGTAAAAACTTTTATAAAAAGATATGACCGGGGTGAAATGCCAAAAACAAAGAAGGTAACAATATTTGACGATGACTAGCTAGCTATTGCTATTTTAGCTAAATATTCTATAATACGCTAATTACATAGCGATCCCCGGAAGTGTACCACCACAACCGAGGATCTAACCAAACCACTGAGCGAGCAGCGGCAAGGCTAAAGATATTATACCTGCCCCCGGTGGATACTATACCAGGGGCTTTTTGCTAGAATATTTTAAGGTTAGATAAGTATAGCTATACTTGCTTTAATAGCTAAAGTATGCTATAAATAGCTTATGATAATAAGTACTATATTAAGTTATAGCGAGGTGAAACAATGACAAATGCAGTAGCAATAGTACAACAGCAGGATCCCCAGGCGATTGTCAAGATGGTTATTGACAGCCTTACAAGCGACCACAGCAAGCGAGCCTATCAAAAAGGGCTTGACGATTTTATGAGTTGGTATGTGGGCATTGGCAAGCCTGGACTAAGCAAAAAGATAGTGCAGGAATATAAAAGCGAACTGCAAAACAGCGGCCTTGCCCCAAGCACGATTAACTTAAGAATGAGCGCTATCAGAAAACTTGCAACCGAGGCAGCCGATAACAACCTTATTGACCCCGTTCTGGCCAATGGGATAGCAAGAGTTAAGGGCGTCAAGACGCAGGGCGTAAGGTCCGGGAACTGGCTTACATTGGATCAAGCGCAGCAGTTGATCAATGCCCCGGATGCCAGCACGCTAAAGGGACTTAGAGATCGAGCATTATTGGCCGTCATGGTTGGTTGCGGGTTGCGGCGGTCAGAAGTTGCAAGCCTAACGCTTGAGCATATACAGCAGCGAGAAGGCCGCTGGGTTATTGTGGATCTGATTGGCAAGGGTAACAGGGTTAGAACTGTCCCGATGCCTTCATGGGCTAAGGCTGCAGTTGATACCTGGCTTGATGCAGCCAAGATCAATGATGCTTTATTGTTCAGATCCATAAACAAATGGAGCCACATAAACGGCCATAGTATGACCCCCCAGGGTATAAGGGATGTAGTTGTTTTTTATTCTGACAAGCTGGGGCTGGGCGTTGCAGCGCATGACCTGCGCAGGACCTTCGCAAAGTTAGCACACAAGGGCGGGTCTGGGTTGGATCAAATTCAGTTATCACTTGGCCATGCCAGCATACAAACAACCGAGCGTTATTTAGGCGTTTCGCAGGATCTGACCGATGCCCCTTGCGATCGATTGGGATTATCATTAAATTGATTTTGCCAAGATCGCAAATGAGGGCGTTTATCTTGAATAACGAGTTTGTAGAAATTATGTTCTTTGACCTTGACAAGAAAAAATTTAACGATTATACTTCGGGGAGTATCACAAAACTGAATAAAAAGTCACCGGGAAACCAGCGGCACATTAATAAGTTACTGAGCAATCAGCAGCTTATCAATATGTCGCTTTTTTTTTATAGGAAAGTAAATCTTAACAAATTATACTGAATCTTGAAAAGATTATACTTATAAATTTTCATCGTGCTATAATGACGATGGTAATTAAAGCAATCGCCCCACTTTTTACGGAAGTGAGGCAGGGCGTGTTATTTATATAGATTTTATATATCAATTATCTATAGTCTATACTCCCACGTCCATTTTGTCAATACTAAAACGCGTTATTTAACGCGGCATTAACACGTTTAATGTAAGGGAGTAATAAATGGAAATACACCAAGAAAAAAGCCCGGCGGGTAAGCCGGGCGGAGTCGAGATAAAACGGGCAAGCGGTAATCTCTATCCATATAATACCACAAACTGGGGGCCTAAGTTTGTCCAATTTGCGCGGATGATCGAGGGGGCCATATGAACTTCGATCCTAAGAACGCAACACCCGAAACGCTGCAATTGCTTGATAAATTGCGGCGGCTGCCAGAGGATCAACGGGGCATATTAAATCAAATGGATATTAAAGATATCCAGATCCCCGGAAGTATAGAGCCTGACAGCTGGCAATTTAAGACGCTAAAAGATGCGTATGCAGAGCGACCCCCAAGACTATATATTATTGATGGTATCTTCAAGCTGCCAAGTTTGAGTATAGTTTACGGATCCCCGGGAACCTTCAAAACTTACATATTGCAAGACATGGCGTTGTGTGTGGCAGCTGGCAAGCCCTGGCTAGAGCCGGCCCCCTGGGATCAAGATAACGGCGGCCAAGCAATTAAAACCATATGCGAGCCGGTTTGTTTTATGGATTTTGACAATGGCAATGACGAAACTGACGACCGGTTTAATGCCCTTGGATCTGGCCATAAGATCAAGGAATGTAATAACCTATTTTATAATTCCATGCCAAACCCCTGGCTTGATGCTGGCAATATTGAACACATAACAAGCTTAATCGCGAGAATAGAAGATAAAAAAGCAAAGCTAGTTATTATTGATAACCTTTGCACGATCAACGGCGGCATTGATGAAAACACAAGCGGCATGGCCCCGGTTATGTCAAACTTGCGCAAGATAACAGAAGCAACCGGCGCGGCCATTGTTATCATACATCACCAACGAAAAGACAACGGTACAAAGGGCAGGGCTGGCGATGCGCTGCGCGGTCATAGCAGCATTGAAGCGGCTATTGATTTAGCTTTACACGTTGAGCGCGAAACGGTCAGCAGTAAACTCCTCACGTTGAAATCAACTAAAACCAGGGGTAAAGATGTTTACCCCTTTTCAGCATATTTTACTTTCGAGGATACGGCGGCCGGGGATCGGTTGGAAAGTGCTAAATTTTACAGCATTACAGCCGAGGACAACGAAAGTGATCGGGCTATAGAGAGGGAAATTAAAAACGTGCTCAAGAATACAGCCTTAACACAAAAGGCCCTGATTGATAACGTATACAATGCCCTAGATAAAAAGATAAGTAAAACCCGCATAAGAGCAACTATTTTGCAAGCTGATAACCGGGGAACCTGGTTAATTGTGCGTAGTGGTGATAATAATGCAAAAATATACAGTCTTGCGTAACCTTTTGGTTTTTCGGTTTTTTATCGGTTTTTTATGGTTTTTTACACCTTTTAAAAAGCCGCGCCGTGTAATATTCGGTTTTTCGGTTTTTCCCCCCTTAATAGGGGAAAACCAAAAAACCCAAAACGGGATTAAATGAGCATGATTGACAAACAGAGAATATTAACCGAAACGGATCTTTTATCACTTGCCAAGCAATTAACACAGCTGCTCAAAGTTGCCCGCATAAATGGCGGGGAATGGGCGGGACCTTGTCCTTTTTGCCAAGCTGGGGATGATCGTTTTAGAGTGCAGCCCCGTTATGGTGATCCCCTGGGCGGCCGTTGGTTTTGCAGTTTTTGCCATGGGGAGCGCAAATTTAATCATAACGCGATTGATTTTGTTATGGCCCGGGATCAATGCGATTTTGTAACAGCGGGCAATACGCTAAGTAATACCCAGGCCCCCAAAGTTATCAGGCGGGCAGTAATAAAGCCACAACCCCAGGCTGCTTATAGTGATCCCCCCGGGGAAGATTGGCAAAACAAACACAAAAGATTAATCAATGATTACCATGACAATTTATATAAACCGATTGGATCTAAAGCCCTGGCATATTTACACAGCAGAGGGCTTGAAGAAAGGACCCTAAAAAACTTTATGATCGGTTACAGCCCGGGCGTTTATCAAGGCCGACAAGAGATAATAATACCTTGCATTGTGGCTGGCCAAGTGTGGTATTTGAAGCGCCGTAATTTATACCCTAAAGATAAAAAAGATCGTTATAGATCAGTTGAGGGGAGCAAAACAACAGCTATATTTAATGCTGGTGATCTGATGGCAAGCAGCCAATACGCGCTATTTTGTGAAGGTGAAATTAACGCGATGATTGCCTGGCAAGAACTGACCGATGTTATAACAGTTGCTAGCCTGGGGCCTTCGAGTGGTATTCCAGGGCTGGGGAAGTGGGGCAAGTATTTACGGCCGCTTAAGTTTGTGTTGGGTATATATGACCCGGATCAACCAGGTGATAACGGTGCGGCAAAACTAAAGGAACTTATAGGGGATCGGTTTAAGCAAGTTAGTTTACCCCAGGGGTCCGGTGATCTAAATGATTACTACCTGAACGGCGGGGATATATGGGCATTGATAAAACCGGAGTTGAATAAGTATGATCCAAACCCGCTTGAAGCCATTGCCCCGGGTGGCGCGAAAGTATGATTTATAAAGGCTATATTTTTTTACTTATGAGTATAGCTATATTGAGCATAGATTGCTTTACATAGCGGAGATTAGCGAGTAATAGCAAAATGAAGATAAAACAAAATGAAAAAACAAAAAGATGACAGCTTGGCAATCCGAGGCATATACGCAATTGGCTGCAGCGGTGATTATTCAGGCGGTTAAAGATGCAAGATTATTAGATGATCAAGGCAATGAAGCCCGGAACTGGCTGCTAACTGATGGGCTTGATTGGCTGCAAATGATGGGTTGCGAGTTGGACCTAACAGAATACAGGCGATTTGTTATAGCGGGGTGTCCCGGGAAAATCCCCAGGCAAGCGAAGGTTAATCGCGTACTTGACCAGGAAGAAGATGACAGTTTTTTTATGCGACTTGACCAGCTGCAGCTTACCGGGATATGTCAATAACTTTCTATAACAGTGATTATCATAAGCTATAAACAAGGGTTTTAAGGTGAAAAATGGCGAAAAACGGTGAATTATCAAGCAAACAAAAGCGGACCCAAAGACTTTATAACAAGCAAGAGGGGATTAAAATACAAGCCAATTATGCAAAGAATACAAACCATACTAGGATCTACAGGAAGGGTTGAGAATATAAACGAATTTGAGCGGGACAAGATAAAAAGCAAGGCATTATTCGACCTGATTTTAATTTAAAGCTTTGGGAGGCCCTTACAAGGGCATATTTTGGATAAATAGACGGGTTTTTGGTGAAATAAATGGCTAAAATAGTCGTTTATTCATTTTATTGGCTTTCTCTTGGAAAATAGACTGTTTTGGTAATGATTTAGGAAAATAATATATAAAATGGGCGGCTACGGTTCTTCTCGTTGGGGATGGTACACAGCTAAACAAACGGCTGAGGTAAGCAAGCGGTTATATATCAAGCCT